ATAATCTTCTCTGCTTTCGTTCTAGTGATGCGAAACGTATGTTTAGAGAAAGCATTAAGGATAGGGATGGACATAAATGTGTTTACTGTGGCTGCTCTGAAAACCTAACCATTGACCATGTTCGCCCAAAGTCAAAGGGTGGTACGGATACAGCCGACAACTGTGTAACAGCTTGTCGCCCCTGCAATCAAGCTAAGGGGTCCATGCATGTAGACGTCTTTATGCAAACTCAATCGGCTTAATTTAATGTAATGATAGAAGCTGCTGTAACTATTGCTATTGCTGCTGCTACGGGATTAGGAGTTATGTCTGCCAAACTCAATGACCGTATTAACGCAATAGAACTTAGGGTCGCTGAGAAGTATATCCCTAGAGAAGAAGTGTCTTTAATACTGACACGATTCGAGGACCATATGGTTCGCATTGAATCCAAACTTGATAATCTTATTTCTAAAGAATAACTATGACTGCACAAACATTCACTGCCGTTGTTCGGCCAGCTACTACCTTTTCCACTGAGAAAAAGAAGGGTGGCAACTATGTTCTTACCTCCACCGCAGTAACAGCTCTGGCTGCTCTTACTACAGCTAATACCATCTCTGATGTATTGGATGTTCTCAGTACTGTTACTGAAGACAGCCATGTTGTTGGGTCTGCACAAATCGGTAAAGCTACTTCGAGTCTTAACTGATATGCCATACGGAAAAGGTACATACGGTTCCAAGGTGGGCCGTCCCCCAAAAAAGAAAAAAGGTAAGAAAAAGAAATGAGCCTTTACGCCAATATTAATAAGCGCAAGAAGGCTGGTACTTCTCGCTCTAAAAAGAAATCTACTGTATCGGCTAAGTCCTACGCAGCAATGAAGAAGGGTTTTCCTAAAAAGAAAAAATGATCCAATTCCGCCTTAATAATTTTAAGGCAATAGCTAAGTGGCTGGATAAGAAATTACCCGGCCCCTTTTCTTTCTTTCTTAAAGGGTGGCTGTATGGACTAGAGAGTCAATACATCGCCGCTAAGGCGTCTGCGGCTGTTGAGAAGGGGATTGCACCTATTGCTCCTTCTGACCCTGTTGTAGAGCCTCCTAGCTATCGCTCAGAGCCTTCTGAAGTTGAAGGTCTAAATATAATTAGTCTATCGAATGGATTTTCAAAGAAATAGTAATACTGACTATATGTTTTCAGTATTGACCTCTCCTAAGATTACACAGATGAGTCGAGGTCGTATTCCTCAGATGACTCCACAGCAAGCAGCAGGTTTGCTTGGTTCTTGGATTGTTGAGACGGGTGACCCGACTCTTCAAAATCTAGATGTTGTTGAAAAAAATGCTAGGGCTGGTAGAGGTCTATCTCAGTACACAGGAGTAAGGCGTGGCCCTTACGATCGTGCTCGCTCTGCAGCTCTATCTTCCGGTTTAGACCCCAACCAGGCTTCTTGGCAGATGCAATATTTTGCTGATGAATATTCAGGTAAATATGACCAGCAAGGCAAGTCTCTCATCGGTTGGACAAAATCTCTTGATCAATTACCACCTAATCTATCTTCTGCGGACTATGCAGAACTAATCACTGGGTCTGCCGCAAAAGGTCAGGGTTACTTCCGCCCAGGTGTGCCTCACACAGATCGACGCAGAAAGGCGGCAGATCAGGTGTTTCAAGCCTATTCACAACCTGCTCCTCCCCTAACTATTCCTAAGGCAAAACTCAAACCTATAGAAAAGAAGAAAAAACCTAATGGTGTTATGGGTGTGTTGTCTGATGTTGTGGAAGGTTTGGGAATCCCACTACCGCGTATGCAATGATTTATGAATTTAACCGAACTTGAGCATAAGATAAGAGTTGACTTTAGAGCTTTCCTTACACTTGTCTGGCAAGAGTTAGATCTACCTAGACCTACAAGAGCACAGCTGTCTATTGCTGATTATCTACAGAATGGACCTAAGCGTCTGCAGATTAGTGCCTTTCGTGGTGTTGGTAAAAGTTGGATCACGGCTGCCTTTGTCCTTTGGACGTTATTTAATGACCCTGATAAAAAGATCATGGTTGTTTCTGCTTCTAAGGAACGAGCAGATAACTTCGCTATCTTCTGTCAAAAGCTCATTATTGAGATTGAATGGCTTAACCACTTAGGCCCTAAAGATTCAGATCAACGCTGGTCTCGTATCTCTTTTGATGTTGGTCCTGCTAAACCTCATCAGGCCCCTAGTTGTAAATCAGTAGGCATTACGGGCTCAATGACTGGAAGCCGTGCGGATCTTCTCATCTTCGATGATGTCGAAAATGTTGGCAATTCCAGCACAGATATGCAACGCCAGAAGCTTCTACAACTTGTTACTGAAGCTGAATCAATCCTTACCCCTGATGACAACTCTAGAATTTTTTTCCTTGGGACACCACAATCAGTCTTCACGATCTACCGCAAACTCGCTGAGCGGTCCTATAGACCGTTTATCTGGCCAGCCCGTTATCCCAAGAACGATAGTGGATACGAGGGTCTCCTTGCACCACAACTGGTTGCTGACCTTGAGCAAGGAGTGGAGAGAGGGACACCCACCGACACCAGATTTAGTGACCTAGATCTGCTGGAGCGTGAGTCCGCTATGGGCCGCTCCAACTTTCAACTTCAGTTCATGCTTGATACAAGTATGTCTGATGCTGAGAAGTTCCCCCTTAAGTTTGCTGATCTAATCGTTACCCCTTTAGGGATGGAATGTGCTGAGCGTTATGCCTGGTCTTCTGATCCTCGATATATGATCAAAAACCTAAACCCCGTAGGACTGCCCGGAGATCGTTTCTACGGGCCGATGTTCATTGATGAGGGTATGTGTGATTACTCCGAGACAATCCTCTCTGTAGACCCTTCTGGCCGGGGTGCTGATGAGACCTGTTGTGTTGTTCTATCTCAAGCAAATGGTTATGTCTTTGTTCGTGATATTAAAGCTTTCCGTGATGGCTATTCTGATGACACACTCTCAGCTATTGTTCGGTTAGGTAAACGGTACAAAGCTTCTCGTCTCCTCGTAGAATCGAACTTCGGGGACGGGATGATATGTGAACTCTTTAACAGACACATACAACAACAAGGTGCTGCCTTCTCAACAGAAGAAGTTAGAGCCACAGTCAGAAAAGAAGAACGTATCATCGACACCCTTGAACCAGTCATGAACCAGCACAAGCTGATCATTGATCCGAAGGTCTGGGAATATGACTACAGTTCTAATCCTGATGCTCCACCTGAAAAGCGTCTCGAATATATGCTCGGATATCAGATGTCTAGAATGTTTCGAGGTCGTGGTGCTGTTCGGCATGATGACCGAATTGATGCATTGTCCCAAGGTGTTCAGTGGTTTATTGATGCCCTCGCTCAATCAGCACACAAACAACAAGCCTTCCGTAAGAACGAAGAGTGGAAGGCAATGATGGATGCCCTCGAAAATCACCCTCAGTTAGCTACAGATCTCTTGGCTACTGGTGGTTCCTTTCAAAACCTTAAAACCTCTGGTAGCACTAAGGTTTGGGACTGGGTGTAGTTTGGTGGCCCACCTAAGCAGAGAGAGTGGTGTCTTTCTGTGTGGATATGCGGTTTAGAGACCCTGGTAATCCGGGTCTCTTTTCCTTAAACACAATATAACCAACAATTAAATCAAGACTAACACGGTGAAAATCCGCTTCCTTTTTGGCAACTTTGGGGGAAGGCACATCGTTAGAATCACTGTACATAAAACACACACAACCCAAAGCATTTGCAATTGCTTACAACTCTTTGGGTTGGTAAGATTATTGTTTTTATTCTTTTAGTTAAAACTATAAACATAAAACATAAAAAACATTAAAGTTTTACTCCTAAAGCATGTCTACCACTAACAACACTACTCTTATATCAATTACTCCTAAAGCAGAAGAACTTATCTCTTACTGTGCCAGAGTATCTAACCCTGCAAATCAGGATAATCCTGAATGTGAGAAGTTGATTAAGTATCTTATTAAACATAATCATTGGTCTCCCTTTGAGTTAGCTCATATGGTGATTGAGATTAATACTACTAGAGCTATTGCTGCTCAGATTCTTAGACATAGATCTTTTAGCTTTCAAGAGTTCTCTCAGAGGTATGCTTCTGTTAATGAACTTCAATCTCCTGCTATTCCTGATCTTAGGAGACAAGACCTAAAGAATAGACAAAACTCTATTGATGATCTTAATCCTTGGGATAAACAATCTCTTCAGATGGAGATTAGAGATCATTTCTATGAATCAACAAAACTCTATAACCGTCTCCTGTCTAAAGGTGTGGCTAAAGAGTCAGCAAGGTCTGTGTTGCCTTTGAACACCCCTACTCGGTTGTATATGGCTGGGTCTATTAGATCCTGGATTCATTACATCCAGCTTAGGTCTGCTAACGGTACTCAGCTTGAGCATCAACAGATTGCTGAGGGTTGTCGTGATGTGTTTAAGGAGTGTCTTCCTAATATTTATATGGCTGTATTTAATGGCGACGAATAAACAGCTTCAGGACGCTCTAGACGCGGCTCTGAAGGCTAAGAACCCTGTTCTGGTACGATCTATCAGGGCAGCTATGGAGGGACGTGTTGTGAACCCTTTTGAGGGTATGTCTATCCATCCTGAGGTAGACCACCTCTGGAACTTCCCTTCAGAGTAAAATGACATAATTTTCTGAAGTCTATAACCTGGTGGGTTGTTTACATTTTCCCCCCGTATGTACCCCGTTTTCCACAGGCAAAAGTGGGGCAGATTAGCGTTTTTATCTCTCATTTAGTGGGCATGATTTGCCCTCCTAAATATTATTTAAGGGGCCTGACTTGCATTTTTATTTCTCAATCAGCGCTCCTGATTGCGTTTGCTTGTAATAAATAGCTGAGATCCACTGGTATGACTGCGTTCTCGTTAGTCTGGATATCCAGTGAGTTCTAATTCATGCCGCATGATTGCCACTAAGTAACATCAACCTAAATAATAATTTATATCTACTGATTTTCTTTGATGTTTACTTTGTTTTTTATTTATGTGTCATCATCTGTTGACTTGTTATTTGTAATCATATCAACACAATTAATCAGTAGTTCTTATCACTAACAGAAACATGCCTAACATTAATCAACTGTACCAAGAGAACATAGAAAGATCAGTAGCCGAACTATATGATCACATGAACAACAATCTCCTAGGCTGGTTATCCGATGACGGAAAATATGCAGACACTGAGGATTTAACACCAGAACAGATAGATTCAATTAGTGCGGTTCAGTCAATCGAAGAGGAATGGGTTCTCAATGCTGAGCTGCGCGAAGAGGTTTCTATGCTCCGCTTTGCTGATGACGATGACGACGACAGCTGAATTGTTAAGAAATATCAATTCTTAGCTCGACTCACTTCCACTAGCAGAGACGAGGCTGCATACTGTGTGCAAGCGAGAGGAACGGAGAAGGCGAAAGCCTGCGCCTCTACTGCTTTAAACAATTCCACTAAGACAGCTAACTTCAAAACAAGGTCTCTCATCCCATGACAACATCACGCCTAGTAGCAGTCACAACCGCTCCAGTCGGTCTAATCCTGATCATGCTGGCCATTGTCTCAATTATCGCCACACCACCTGCTACAGAGGCAGCACGACGCGGCATGGGTCAATTCATGCAAGCTTCACTGGCTCTTGTATGTGTCGGCGCTACTGCTGCTGCTATTGACCACGAGCGAGCCCACTAGTATTGTTTTCTCAACTCCACTAACACAGTCAACACCATGTCCTTCAGGAACAACACAGGCCACCAACTCACCAACACCATGGAGCAGACCATGGTCAGGTATGCAAACAAGCTGGAAGAGGCAACGGGCTTTTCCATTCAGCTTGATTTCAATTCAGAAGATGACGACTATGAGATCTCTTTAGTTGATCCATGCGGCGACCTTGAAGGCGAACCATGGACTGCATGGACTGATTTCGTTCACGACACAGAGTCACAGATCACGCTCGCCCTTATCTAGTAATGACAATTCAAGAGATGGACCGCATGAACGATCTTCTACAGGATCAAATTCTCGCCGCGTATGAACGGCAACAAGAACGTGACTATGACGCCATGGTCAACGAAGAGGCACCACAAGACGATTAGTCGTCTCTCATCAGCTCCACTACCGCAGACCACACCCACCACCAACAAACTCATGAGAAAAATTGAAGCACAAATGAACGCCGCTGTTCGCAGTCGTCGGGATTGGCATTCAGGCAACACCAGCGTTGACAACACAGATCATGGTGTCGTGATCAGGCTGCATGGTCATAAGATCTGCGTCCTTAATGATCACAACGAATCAGGCAGAACACAGCTCGCCATCACTGACGCAGGGTGGCAAACCACCACCACAAAGTCACGCATCAATGCGCTTCTCGCTGAGTTTACAAAAGGAGCTCGTGTCTATCAATCAAAGTTTGAATGGTACTTGAGTGAATCAGCCGATAAGCCTGTTGTGTCAATGGAAAGTGGGGAAGCCTACCTAGTAGAAGGCTATTGATCATCACCTCCACTCACGCAGCCATGAAAGTTTTTCCTATGACTATCTCTGACGCATCACCACGCCTGAAGTTTCTTATTAAACAACTAGAAGCAAAAGCGGGCGTTACTTCATATGATTTTATCCTTGAAAATCCTGACTTGTTTAATCGATCAATGATCAAAGAAGCGGACATGCTCGATGATATGTGGACAAACGAGATACGCAATGCTTTCGATAATCGCGCTGCTGAATCATCCTAACCCGTGCATTCTAGTAAGCATTAGTAACTCATCCCCACTAAATAATACATAGCGACCCTGCGATTTTTCGCGGGGTTTTTATTTGAAAAGAATAGGCAGGGGTGACCCGACACACATTCATCTCTCATCAAAAGAGCGCTACCAGCCCCTGCAAAAGCAAATAAGCCAGCCTTGTGTGT